CATCGTTCCACCCGGAGGTCATTGAGTGAGCCGCAGACGCCGATACGCCAGCACGTCAACCGCCGTTGCGACCGCGCCGCGAACGCCGCAGGTGCGGGCGAAGTTTGACCTTGCCCAGACCACACCCGAGAACCGCAAGCACTGGACAAACGCGGACGGGTTGGCGGCACGCGCGGCAATGTCTTCGGCAGTCCGTCGAGTTGTGCGAATTCGCAGCCGATACGAAGCAGAAAACAATTCGTGGTACGCGGGTATCCTTCGAACGGCGGTCAATCACATTGTCGGCAGTGGACCGCGATTGCAGGTCCTGACGCAAGACCCTGCAGCAAATCAGCGTCTGGAGTTGGCGTGGCGTCGATGGGTTGCCCGTGTCGATTTCGGCGAGATGCTGAGGACAGTCGTTGAGGCCTACTGGCGAGATGGCGAGGTGTTCGTGATGAGATCCGAACGGCCGCAGTGGTATCCGCTGCCGTTGGATCTGCGGACGCTGGAGGCCGATCAGATTGCCATGCCGTGGCAGCAGTCACAGTTGCAGGACCCGTTTGTTGATGACGGCGTGCGGTTTGATCCCGCGTTGAATGAGCTGGAGTTCTACGTTTACGATCACCACCCCGGTTCGACTGCGCCCGTCAGTATGCTGAGCGGTGATTGGTACCCGGCAACCGAAGTCCTGCACCTGTACCGACAGGAGCGACCGGGACAGACGCGCGGAATCCCGCGGGCGACACCTGCACTGCAAACGCTGCCGATCATGCGGCGGCAGGAATTGGCAACGCTGTTCAGCGCAGAGACTGCGGCGAACTTCGCGATGTACCTGAAAAGCACTGGGTCAGCCGTCACGCCCGCAGCATCCGATACAGACTTTGCTGAGATTGAGTTGACGCGGAACATGCTGACGACACTGCCCGAGGGCTGGGAAATCGGACAGGTTGAGCCGAAGCAGCCGGGGCCGCTGTACGAGATGTTCCAGCGACAGGCGTTGATGAGTTTCTGCCGATGCACGAACATGCCTTACACGCTGGCCGCAGGCACTGGAAAGGATGCGAATTTTTCATCCTTCAAAGGTGACATGGCGAACGTGTGGGCACCTGAGGTTCACGTTGAACGCGACCGCATTACATGGGCAATCGTCGAGCGGGTCTGGCACTGGTTTTTAGAGTCTGCTGTGTTCGTCCCGGGGCTGTTGTCCGGTATGCCGCGGATTGAGGAAATCAATCACCAGTGGACGTGGCCACCGCTGCCGGAACTGGACGCGACAGAAGCCGCGGATGCTGCAGCCGTCAGGTTGTCCACCGGGCAGAGCACGTTGTCGGAAGAGCACGCGCGACGCGGTAAAGAATGGGAGATGGAGGCCACCCGCGCAGCCGCAGACTTCGGCGTGAGCGTCGATGAATACAAGCGGGCCGTGTTTGAAAAGACATTCGATGTTCAGCCCAATGCAGGCGGCGTAATAGATCCTGCAACGGGTGCGGCTACCGCTGTGGCTGACACCGCGATGAACGGGGCGCAGGTCGCGTCAATCGTGTCGATCATCGCGCAGGTCGGACAGGGCATCATTCCGCGAGACACTGCCCGGGCTTTGATTCGGTCGGCGTTCCCGGCAGTGCCGCTGCAGAACGTCGAGGAAATGCTGGCACCGTTTGCCGTCGTGACGCCGCAAGTCGATCAGACGCAGCCCCAGCAGCCCGCGGCAGGTGTTGCTGGTGAGTATACGACATTGGGACAGCGAGCATTCACCAACAACCAGAAACGCATCCGGCGAGTTCTGGAGGACGTGCAAACCGGCGAAATGTCCCGAGTGATGGCTGAGCAGACGCTGGCCACGATTGGCCTTCAGCCCGAACGGATTGCGGCACTGCTGGACGACGTGCTATCCGGCGACGGCGTGAGCGATGATGAGCTGTCCGAAGTCGAAGCCGCAGCCGATTTGCGGGCTGCGGGCAAATACGATGACATCGACTTCACGCCACCCGAAGGCGTTCGCAAAGAGGCGCAAAAGGGCCTCGACTGGCGGAGCGAATTTGGACGCGGTGGAACTGCCGTCGGTATCGCACGGGCGCGGGATCTGAGCAACGGCAAGGCGATGAGTCCGGACACGATTGGCCGGATGGTCTCATACTTTGCCCGTCATGAAGTGGACAAGAAAGGCGAGGGATGGAGTCCCGGAGAACCGGGCTTTCCGTCGAACGGCAGAATCGCGTGGGCATTATGGGGCGGTGACGCCGGAGCCGCATGGGCCGGAAAGGTCAGCAAGCAAATCGACGCGAGGGACAAGAAGCAATGAAGCCGATCACCCTGACAGCACCACTACAACTGCGAGCCGCCGAAGGCACAAAGCCGCGACGATTTGCGATCCTCGCATACACTGGCGGGCCTTTGCCGGTGAGCGGGTTTGCGTTGCCTGTTGTCGTGGATCTGGCAGGACTGGAGACACCCGGCAACGTTCCGATTCTGCTGGACCACAGCAACACGGTTGAGGACACGCTGGGCGTCACCGACACCATCGAGAACGACGGGGAAAGCCTGATCCTGGCAGGACCAGTTACAGGCGTTTCCACAAAGGTGGCTGGAGTTCTCGAACAGGGCGCGAAGGGCCAGCAATGGCAAGCGTCCATCGGGGCGCGGATCATTGAAGAAGTCGAGATACAAGCCGGCGAGTCTGTTGAGGTGAATGGGCGTGTGCAAACAGGCCCATTCATCCTCGCTCGCCGCGCAGTGTTGCGGGAGACATCCGTCTTGCCAATGGGGGCAGACGGAGCCACCGCAGTTAACCTGGCAGCCGCGGCTGCCCTTGCAGGAGTTGCAGCCGTGTCGTTCGAAGATTGGCTGAAAGAGTTGGGGTTGTCCTTGGACAACATGACACCAGAGAATCAGGCCACACTGATGAAGGCCTGGGAAATGAAGTCGGCAGCACCGGTGCAGGCCGAAGAACACATGGACCCGCAGAAGAAAGAGGTGGCAGCAATGCCGACGAATCCAGAAAAGACCGCTGCAGCAGGTGCGGTGAATGACCTGCAGGCTGCTGCCGATTTGCGAAAGCAGATTGCCGGTGTGTACCGTCAGCAGGCAGAGATTCAGGCGAAGGCAGCCGGACATCCGGACGTGATTGCGGCTGCACTGGAAAACAACTGGTCAGCTGAAAAGGTGGAACTCGAAATCCTGAAGCGACAGGTGAGCAGCGGACGCACTCGCCCGACTTCGTTCGTGTCGGCGCAGAACGGCGGAGATCCGACGCGGATTCTGCAGGCCGGGCTGTCAATGGCACGCGGTCACAAGGGAGCCGAAAAGGAATTCAGTGACGCCGAACTGCAGGCCGCGCACAGCCAGTTCAAGGGCCGCATCGGGCTGCAGCAGGTGATGCTGATGGCCGCAGCAGCAAACGGCATGAACGTCATGCCGGGCACGAAACTGCATGACGGCAACCTGCGGGAAACGATGGAATTTGCGTTCGGTCGCAACCTGCAGGCCGGATTCAGCACCGTCAGCCTGCCGGGGATCTTCAGCAATTTGGCCAACAAGGAACTGTTGCAGGGCTTCGAGGAAGTGGCCAACAACTGGACAGAGATTGCGGAAATCAAGTCCGTTGCCGACTTCAAGCTCCACACATCCTATCGTCTGCTGGACGACATGGAGTATGAGGAGCTTGGACCTGGCGGCGTGATCAAGCACGGCAAGATCAGCGAAGAAAGCTACACGCGATCGGCTGACACCTACGCGAAGATGTTTTCTCTGACCCGTCGCGACATCATCAACGACGATCTGGGCGCGTTTGACGATCTGCGAACACGTCTCGGACGTGGTGCAGCCCGTCGCCTGAATCGTCTGGTGTGGACGACGTTCCTGAGCAATCACACCACGTTCTGGACGACCGCCCGGACGAACTACATCGAGGGCGGCACAACCAACCTCGGCACCGATGGCGTTGGTCTGTCGTTGGGCGTGAAGGCGTTCCGTCAGCGGCTGTCACCACTGGTGACGGGTGCAGAGTCAACCAGCCGGATGACGCTGGGTGGACAGCCAACAAAGCTGCTTGTACCGCCGGAACTGGAGTCGGTTGCCGAAGCGTTGTACGTGGCACGCAACCTGAATGCGGTGAAGGCATCAGACGCCAACATTCACGCTGGCAAGTATCGCCCGGTTATCGCAACGGAACTGTCCGACAGTGCGTATGGTGGCGGCTACTCTTCCACCGCATGGTACCTGTTTGACGACATCATGAAGCCGGTCGTGGTTTCGTTCCTGAATGGTCAGCGAAGTCCGACGGTTGAATCTGCCGACGCCGACTTCAACACGTTGGGCATCCAGTTGCGTGGCTACCATGACTTCGGCTGTTCGCAGTCCGAATACCTGGCAGGCGTCAAGAGCAAGGGCGCAGCCTGATCCGACACCCGGCAGTAAGTGCTGCCGGGAAGCATTCCGAATCCATTCCATGAGGAGAAGATACAGATGGCTCAGAGTCCCGCATTTCTCTACAGCGACGATGACGCTGTGGACTACACACCCGCAGCCGCAAAGATCGGCGGTGACGTGGTTGTGTCCGGTGGTATTGTTGGTGTGACCGCGACCGATTTGGCAGCGAGCGAAAAGGGTTCGCTACAGATTGAAGGCATCTACCAGGTGCCAAAGACTACAGCCGCATGGGTTGCAGGTCAGCCGTGTTACTGGAACGCAACCGGCGATCCGGACAGCGGCGATGCAGGCAGCGGCGCAGCCAACCAGTTG